GAAGGATTGCTGCCTCAATCGGTTCGCACGACCAACTTTATTCCAATCCATCAATACTTTTTCGATGGTAGTGAACATGTTGATCCACTTAAAGAAGCCAATGCGCAAGCTGCGCGACTAGCCAACCATACGACGACGCTGGCATACGAATATGCCCGTCAAGGTCGCGATTGGGAAGATGCACTTTACCAACGCGCCGATGAACTGGCACTTATGAAGCAACTCGGGCTGTCACTACCTGGCATGCCTATGGCACCGACTGATTCTCAGAACGGTATTCCCGAACCTGATCTTACGGAGGAGTCTTTTAGTGACACAACTGATGAATAGCCCGATCGCCTTTCCGAGCGACGGTCCATTAAACATCGTAGCGAATTCTCAAGACCAATTGCTGAACTTGCAAGCAAACTCGGTGGAGTTCGAAGCGGCTTCCGGTGAAGAATCCGCACCATCGTTGCGACGATTCACGATGACTGCCTATACGGGTGGTCCGATGCTACTCGCCGGTTGGCGCTATCCGGTCGTCGTCGATCTCCAAGGAATGGCAATGGGCAAGCAGCGACGGCCGATCTTGCTCGATCACACTCGCGATGTTGACTTCGTCATCGGACAAACCGATTCGCTGGCGTTGCTCAACAATCAATTAGTCGTCGCAGGGCAAGTGATGGGTGAATCTCCCAAAGCTCGACAGGTCATCGCGCTGAATGATAAAGGCTTTGCATGGCAAGCGTCCATTGGGGCGCGTGCCGACCAAGTTGAATTCGTAGCTGAAGGAAAAACATCGATGGCCAACGGTCAAGAGTTCGCGGGTCCTGTGAACATTGCTCGTAAGTCGGTCTTGGGCGAAGTAAGTTTCGTGGTGCTCGGCGCCGACGATAACACCACCGCTCAGATCGCCGCTTCCAAAACGGACGGAAACGTGCTCGATAGCGTCGATCCGGACAAGCAAGTCACACCCTTTGATGCTTGGCTTGCAATTCATCAGTTTGATGATCAAGCGATGACGGCCGCGCAGCGAGATTCGCTCAGCCAGATGTTTACGGTTGCTAGATCGAGTCTGGTTGCGAATTTACAAACGGAAGCTAACGATTTCGATTCGACCGACAATCAAAATTCGCAATTACGACCGAAACAACAGCTAGCGATTATTCCGCAGGCTGACCCGGTCCATCAGCTTCGAGCCTCGATGGCCAAGGAATTGAGTCGAATCGCCGGGGTTCGAAAGCTATGCAATGGACGCCATCCGACAATCGAAGCCAAGTCGATTGCCGATGGTTGGGATCTTACTCGTACGGAGCTTGCAATTTTGAGAGAAGACAGACCATCCGCCCCAGCCGTTCAATCGATCGACAACACCGTGACCGGTACTACGCTTGAAGCTGCCTGCATGATGACGGCTCGCTATTCGGACCTCGAACAGGTCTACGATGCCAAAATTCTGGAAGCAGCACATCGACGTTATAAAGGTCGGATCTCACTGCAAGAGCTTTTGCTCGAAGCAGCCTGGTCCAACGGCTACACCGGTCGAAATTTCCGCGATAGCCGTGAAGTCCTTCGGGCTGCCTTTCATGCGCCGATCCAAGCTGGCTTTTCTACAATCGACGTCGGAGGCATCCTCTCGAATGTCGCTAACAAGTTTCTCTTGGAAGGCTTTTTCTCGGTTGAACGCGTTTGGCGGAATATTTGCTCTGTACGCACGGTCACCGACTTCAAGACAATCACCAGCTATCGACTAATCGGTAAGGACCAATACGAATCAGTGGCACCGGGCGGCGAGATTCAACATGGAACACTTGGCGAAGATAAGTATCAGAACAAGGCTGATACATATGGGCTGATGCTTTCGATCGATCGTCGAGACATGATCAACGACGATCTGGGGGCGATTACAACCGTCCCTCGCAAGCTGGGACGTGGCTCGGGCTTGAAGATCAACGACGTATTTTGGAAAGTCTTTCTGGACAACGCGTCGTTTTACACTTCGGGCAATAAAAACTACCTTGTCGGAACGAACACGGTGCTCGGCGTTGACGGCATGACGTTGGCTGAGACGGCATTCATGGATCAAGTCGATCCCGATGGTAAACCGATCGGAATTGTTCCGGCGATTGTTCTGGTGCCAACGGCGCTCTCGACACCTGCGGCTCAGCTCTATAAGTCGATGGAACTTCGGGATAACACGGCCAACACCAAGACGCTCGTCTCAAATCCACATCAAGGCAAATACCGTGTCGAAGTCAGCCGCTATCTGGGAAATGCCACTTTCGCCGGTTCCTCGACGAAGGCTTGGTATCTCCTGTCCGATCCCAACGACCTGCCCGTAATCGAAGTTGCCTTCTTAAACGGTCAAGAGTCTCCGACGATCGAAACGGCCGAAGCGGACTTCAATGTCCTCGGCATTCAAATGCGCGGCTACCACGATTTTGGAACAGCCCTGCAAGACTTCCGAGGCGGACTCAAAGCTAAAGGGGAAATTTGAGATCTGATAATTCATCAATTGCCTCGCAACTTGCGAAGTGACATTCCGTTTTTCATTTTTCACCGATTACAAGGATTCATATCCCATGCCACAAGCCACTTTTATTCAAGAAGGTCGAGCCATCGACTATACGCCTGGCACAGCCGTTACCAGCGGACAAGTTGTGCTCGTCAATGATTTGGTCGGAGTCGCTCGAACTCCAATCGAAGCCAATGCACTCGGATCACTGGCGGTCGAAGGCGTCTTCGATTTCCCCAAAGCGTCCGGCGCTAGTACAGCCATTGCACTCGGTGCCACTTGCTATTGGGACAACACCAACCAGCGTGCGACCACAACAAGCAGTGGCAACAAGCTGATCGGCAAGTCTGTGAAAGCGGCCGTCGACGCCGATAGCACCGTCCGTATCAAGCTGAATCAGTAACTCGGCTTTCTAAATCTCTGCCATATCTTTGCTTAAGGAGCTTTCTATTCATGAAGAATGTATTGTCGTTAGTATTGGGCTTGTTAGCTGTTTTCCATACGGTCGCGACGCTGCTTGCCCAGTCGGTACCGATTTGCAAAGACGGATCGTGCCAAGTTATTACGCTAGTACCGCTGGCGGAAAAAGTCTTTATCGATACGACCACGACAGCGGCGATCGAAACCAGTGACGAAGATCGTTTTGAACAAATTATTCGAGCGACCGTTCGTGTGACGGTCTCGGGGATCTGTGGGAGCGGGACCGTTGTTGGCCGCGACGCCAATGGCAATGCCCTGGTCCTTACGAATGCTCATGTCGCGGGAACAGCCCGCGGTCGAGTTGTCAGCGTCGAACGTTGGAATACGGACGGCACTAGCGAACGAGGCCAAGGTTCGATCATCGCCGCTGGCTATGGACGTGGACTATCGGTCGACTTTGCGTTGCTAAAATGTAATTCTGAGTTTGCGAACGGAGTTATTCCGATTCCGCTGGCGAATCGATATCCCGTTGCCACTGCCATGGTGACGACCTCCGGTTGCCCACGCTGTGAATGGCCATCGCTTCAAGTCCTCAAGCTAAATCGTCGCGAAGGGCAAGTGCTTACCTGGAAACCCGAAGCCATCGGTGGTCGATCCGGTTCTTCGGTAATCGATCATACCGAAGCCGGTCTTCGGGTGGTCGGGTTACTCACCTGGGGTGGCAATGGCGAAGGACTTGGGCAATCGACTCCGTTCTTATTAGAAGCGATGAAGGGACGACTCCCGACTTCGCTTGAGTCGTTACCAACAGGCGTAACGGAAGTGTCGGTCAACCATCGCGACCTTCACTTTATCGCAACCCATCCGATTCAAGAAACCGCCACCGAAGATGTACCCAATCTTCCGATCGATGGCAATACGCTCGACAGTATTACTGAACCCAAGCAACCCGACAAGTTTCGGCTCAAACCTAATCCAGACGAACCAAGACAGCCGACTAAACCGCGTGAACCTCGCATTGGATGCGTCGAAAATATTCTTCGCTGGTTCCGTGACCGATTGCTGGTTCTCCTTCTCATCGTAGCGGGTGCCGTCGTCGGATTCATCGGTGGTGTTGTGTTTTCGAAGACGCGATGAGGAAGCTATACCCATGTTCGAAGCTCTCGGCTATCTGCTTACCTGCTGGCTCGCCGCCGATTTTATGTCGGGCTTTTGGCATTGGTTGGAAGATCGCTACTTCGATACTCGATGGCCACTCATCGGAAAGTATATCGCCAAGCCCAACCAACTCCATCATAAGATGCCGATCGAATTTACCCGCGGTAACTATTGGCACCGCAACTATACGGCTATCTTGCCAGCGATCGTCGCTGCAACTCTGGCATCCTGTTTCGGCAACTGGAGCCTGGCACTGGTCTGCATCATGGTCTCACAGGCCAATGAGATTCACGCTTGGGCACATCAGCGATGCAACAGCTTGGTTCGCATGCTGCAAGAAACAGGCGTCATCCAATCGCCCGACCATCATCATGGCCACCATCGCGATCCCTTCGAAATCAAGTATTGCGTCATGACGAATTGGCTCAATCCCATTCTCGACGCCTTTCAATTCTGGCGAACTGCCGAATATGCTCTCGCTCTCATCGGAATTCCTGTTCGCAACGTGTTGTATGGCGACGCTAAGCAAAAAGGGACAGAGCCGTTATGACCGACATGCTAAAAACGGGTACTCAATGGCTGGCGGATCAATTGATGACGCACGCAGCCGAGCTCGTCGAATACTGGCGAAGCGGCTGCGAACCCATGCCGCTCAAAGCGAGCACCGGCCGAACCCTTTTTAAAGTCGAAGAAGACGGCGTCCAAAAAGTCGTCTGGACGGATAAGGATTTTATCTTTCGTGCGGCCGATCTGGCCTTAGCTGGAATCGACGAACCGCTACATGGCGATCGCATTCGCGAAGTCACAACCCTTCGCAATCGAATGATTGTCCGTTTTTATCTAGTGGCAGCACCCGGCGGTGAGCAACCTTATCGCAACGCCGACGGCCGCGATGTGATCACCCGTGTGCACACCAAGCTCATATCGGAGGAACCCGTCGTATGATCGCTCCGATTATCGAGCTAGCCAACGAAGTCGTCACCTTAGTCAACGGCGTTCTCGACTTGAATAACCAGAATCAAGTGGGCGTTCGTCAGTACAACCCGATTGTGAACTTGAAGGAGATGCCCGAGCTGCGATGCGTTGTCTATCCAGCCAGGAATATTTCTGAAACGGATTTTACCCGAAAACTTCGCCAGCACGAGTATGAAATCCAGATCTTGGTCCAAGCCAAGCTCGGTCCACCGAACATTAGCCTATGGAATAGTCAGATCGATGAGATGACAGGGCTGGTCGATACGATTGCCGAAGTCTTTCGGGCGGGCGATCGAATGCCGGTGAGTTTAGCTTATTGCGTCGAATGCGACATTGATCCGGTCTTCGCAGCCGAACATCTCGATCAACGGAATGTTTTTTCGAGCGTCATCAACCTGACCTTCCGACAGGAGCGAAGCTAATCATGTCCGCAACTGTGAAGATCGTCAAGAATTTTAATCGAGTGAAGAAGGTTGTCAATGATTCAGTGTTGGCAACGTTTGGCGACGCAGCTCGCTTGACTCGAACGATCGCTCGGCGTTCGATTCGTCGTCGCGCTGGCAGCAATTATGCTTTGGCTGGTCAACCGCCACGAACTCGCTTTGGTTCGATTCGCAACTCGATCCTCTTCGACGTCGACAACAAGTCGCAAGTCGCCTTGATTGGGCCCGCCTATTCACGGATTGGGCCGGTGGCTGCCGCTCACGAACATGGCGGATTCTTCCGTCGACGTCGCTATGAGGCTCGGCCGTTTATGCGACCAGCCTTTGAAAAAGTCATTCCACGCCTACCGAAACTTTGGCGTTACTCGATTCGATAAGGAAGTTTTTCGACCATGGCTTCTCAAAAAGTCCCCCTGGGCATGCTTGCCAAACTCTACCGAAACACTGGTTCGACGTTTTTAACAGCCGCTGCTTTTACCGGAACAGAGATCGACAACGTTCGCGATCTGACGCTCAGTCTCGATAAAGCAACAGCCGATGTGACGACGCGCGGCAATGGTGGCTGGCGCGCGACGGTCGGAACGCTCAAGGACGGGAGCGTCGAATTTGAGATGATCGCCGATAAGGACGATGCTCATTACACGGCCATTCGCTCGGCTTGGCTCTCGGATACACCGATCCAATTCGCCGTTATGAGTGGTCCGTTAACAACGCCTCCAGAACCGGGTTCCGAAGGTCTGGTAGCTGTCTTCTCGATCAATAGCGTCAGTCGCGCCGAACCGCTCGAAGGAGCACAGATGTGCAGCGTGACAATGACACCGACCTATGTCAACGATCCACAGTTCAAGCCTGACTGGAAAACCGTTGCTGGAGTTCCGTAATTATGAGCTGGTCGACCATTCTAACGATTGGAACGTTCGGTGAACGGATGGACTTGCGAATCAAGCAAGGTTCAACGTTCGGACCGATGCGCTTTGAGATGATCAATCCCGATGATTCGCCGGTTGATCTAACGGGTGTAATCATCCGAGCTCAGATTCGTCATGCGGCTCTCGACGCAACGGTTGTCGTCGATCTCGATTGCCAGATCGTTGATGCGATGACTGGTTGGTTCGAAATGGGACTCAGTGATGAACAGACGCGTTTGATCGAAGCGGGTGAATCGATCGGCGATCCAAATAGCCAATTCGTGTGGGACATGGAATTAGAAGATAGTTCGGGCCGAGTCATTCCGCTTTATCATGGCGATGTCCTTGTACTTCGAGAGGTAACTCGCTGATGCCGATCAACGTAGTCAATCAAACGACGATTCGAACAACCTTGACCGTTGGCCAAGGACCAGCTGGTCCACAGGGAAGCCCGGGCGATCCAGGTCCGCCAGGCCCAACCGGTCCTATAGGCGACAATGGTGACGTAGGTCCACAAGGTCCAGTTGGATTGACCGGTAATACGGGCCCTCAAGGTCCAATCGGCGCGACAGGTGCTGTCGGTTCTCAAGGGCCAGTGGGACTCCAAGGACCGCAAGGTGAACTTGGCCCAGAAGGTCCGATCTGCGCGACTGGTCCCATCGGTCCCCAAGGGCCAGTGGGACCGCAAGGAATTCAAGGCGATCCTGGCCCAGAAGGTCCAGTTGGCGCGACGGGTGCCGTTGGTTCTCAAGGGCCAGCTGGACTTCAAGGACCGCAAGGCGATCCTGGCCCAGAAGGTCCGATCGGCGCAACGGGCGCCGTTGGTTCTCAAGGCGCAGTGGGACCGCAAGGAATCCAAGGCGATCCTGGCCCACAAGGTCCAGTCGGCGCGACGGGTGCCGTTGGTCCTCAAGGGGCAGTTGGACCGCAAGGAATCCAAGGTGATCCTGGCCCACAAGGTCCCATCGGCGCGACTGGTGCCGTCGGTCCCCAAGGGGCAGTCGGACCGCAAGGAATCCAAGGTGATCCTGGCGCACAAGGCCCCATCGGCGCGACTGGTCCCATTGGTCCCGAAGGTCCGCAAGGCGATCCAGGCTCTAGCGACTGGAACGCAATTTCCAACAAGCCATCGACGTTTCCGCCGTCGTCGCATAGTCATTCGTTCGCCGACATTACCAGTAAACCAACGACATTGTCTGGTTACGGCATTACCGACGGTGTCACGACCATCGATAGTAATGGCACGTTGAGCGTTGCCGGTTCTGGAAGTACCCGCACGGTAACATTGGATCTCTCATCGATCAATACGTGGACGGGCATCCAAACGTTCCAAGAGACGCTCGTTCAATCGTTGCGATTAGCCTCGTCGGTGATCGGAACAGGTCGAGCACTTTTGGCGAACGAATCTGTCGTCGTCCTTGACCCTCCGGTCTTAGTATATTTCGACTGTTCGTCATTCACAGACCAAAGTTCATGCGAATCCGAAACGGGCTGTAGCTGGGAAACATGGGATTGCTCTACACTCGGTTCGGAAGCTTCTTGCAACGCCAATTCCTACTGCTATTGGACCGAAATGAGCTGCGGCGAAATGTCCGATCAATCGCAATGCGAAAGTTACTCTGAATGTACTTGGAATGCAGTCGACAGTGTTTGCGAAGGTGAAAACATCCCATCGACCGGAACATGTGAAGGCGGGGATGGCGAGCAATGTTCTGGTGCCGTCAACGCAGGGCCAGCAACGCTACTTTTACCAACGTCACCAGCGGACGGCAAAAACTACTGGTTGAAGAACGCCGGTACGAATGGTGAGACGGTCTTGGTAAATCTTTCAAGCACGACACTTTTCACCGTTAGCCCATTCGAAGCGATTCACATTATTCGATCGAACGGCGAATGGCACGGTCTATCACGAGGGCTCTTCGCATGATCACCATTCTCACCGACGAGACTTTTGAAACATGGATGGAAGCCAATCCTAACTCGGTCATCTTGGGTTGGATGGAACATTGCTCGTTCTGTGACCAGTTCAAGCCAATCTTCCAACGGGTGGCGGATGATCCAGCGTTTTCGAATTCGTCGTTCGCGTCGATTCTGATCGCTCGCTCCGGAAGTGCCTTTAAGCGGCAATACATGAAATCCAACATCGGAGAAAAGTCCGGAGCACCCTGTGCGTTTCTCTTCCGCGACGGGCAATATTTTACCAGGCACCATGGCCTATTATCGCTCGAACAACTTTCTCAGTTCATTCGCGATGGCAAGATTTCACAGGAAGCGGCCGTAAAAACGCTCCAGCAACTTTCGATTACCGAGCTCAAAGCATACTGGCTCGATCAGATCCTTGCGATCGAACGTTCACAATCCGTTATTCGAGCTGTTCAAACCGAACTCAATTCCCGCAGCCAAGTTTAAGGAGCAACGTCTATGGCATCATTTACCGACCAGGCAGGCCGCGAGTGGGTTGTTCGGATTACCAATCGGACCATCCGCGATGTGAAAGATCGGAACGGCGTTGATCTGCGAGAGTTGCTCAACGATGAATGTCGACCTTTATTAGCGCTCATCAGCGACTCGCTACGATTGTCAGACATCCTTTATACAGCTTGTCGCGAGCAAGCTCTCGAACTTGGTGTAACCGTCGATGACTTTTTAGATGGTTTTTACGGTGATGTGTCTGAAACAGCCGGCGAAGCTTTCTGCCGTGCATTCATCGATTTTTTCCCGAATCCCCAGCTGCGGAAAGCGATCCACGACATGCTGGGGCTAACTCGGAAACTGCGGGACGAGATCGCCACGGAAGCCAGCCATCGAATTTCAGCGGCGATCGAATCGACGGACGTAAGCTCGATCGCGAGATCTATCGTATCGCCGGTCTCATCGGCGTAGATCCACTCGACTTTAGTTTGCGTGAGTTGAACTGGATGCTCGACGCCAAGACGGAAGTTTATCGCGAGACGTTGAATTGCCTTATGGACGGAATCTTTCAAGCGATGGCCAACCAGATGGCTTTGGCCAAAGCCATGCATACAGGCCGTCGCGTCAGTCCCGACGAATTTTATAAGCGGACCAGCCGTAACGTAGCGAAGGAAGTCGAACTGATCAATCAGCACGGCTTCGCCACCATGAAAGCCCTGTTTACATCGACATAATATACAAGCCTCTTACCTATGTCGAACCGGAAAGATATTGAAGCAGCGTCCGCCTACGTTCGGCTCTATACCAAAGGTGGCGAATGGTCGAAGGGTTTGCACAAGGCCGGCGAGCAACTAACCGATTTTGGCCAGCGGATCAATAAGCTGGCTACCAAACTCGCCATTGCCGGCGGTGCCATCGCGGCGCCGCTCGTTGCTTCGATCAAAGCCTATGTCAATCTAGGGTCCGAGCTGCAGGATGTTTCCGATCGCGTTGGAATCCAAGTCGATGCACTTTCTGAACTACGATTCGCGGCCGATCAATCGGGGAGTGGCATCGAAGCTCTCGAAAAAGTCTTACGTAAAATGCAGATCGCGATCGACGAGGCTTCTAACGGGAGTAAGTCGGTTAAACAGGCGTTGCGTGATATGGGACTCGAAGCCAAAGATTTTATCGGTCTCTCAGCCGACCAGCAATTTGAAAAAATCGCCGACGCTTTGGCTTCCATTCCCGACACGGGCGATCGTGTGGGAGCGGCCATCGGTCTTATGGGTAAATCGGCTGCAGAACTGATGCCGCTCTTCAATCAAGGGGCGGCCGGCATTCGAGCCATGCGTGAACAAGCTAGAGCTCTCGGACTATCGATCGATCCAAAGCAAGCTGCCCATGCCGAACAATTGGGCGATGCTTTTTCAATTGTGGGCAAGGTCGTCAATCGACTCGCATTTTCGATTGGAGCTGCTCTTGGGCCTGCCGCCAGAGAGATCGCCGCTTGGATTACCAAGATTGTCATGGCTACTCGTGAATGGGTCGACAATAACAACGAAGCGATTGTTGCGATCGCTAAACTGGCCGTTGGAATTTTTATTGTCGCCGGCGCGTTGGTCACCGTCGGTAGTGCCATTCAGTTTGTGGGATTTAGTCTATTCGGCTTAGCCGCGATCACTAAAACAATCTCGATTGCATTCCTAGCACTTGGCAAGATCGCAGCCGTTGCGATCGCAGCCGTGACATCACCGATCGGAATTGCAGTCACGTTATTAGCCGCTCTTGGTGGCTATGCACTCTACGCATCAGGTGCTCTATCGACTCTCGCTCAAGGTTGGTCAGCACTCGGCCAAACTGCCAATGCAGCTTGGTCTGGAATCGTAGCGGCCGTCGCGGGTGGTGACCTAGCCCTGGCGGGTCAGATCGCCATGAGCTCGCTCGGGTTGGCTTGGTTGCAAGTTACAGCAACCATGAAAGAAGCTTGGAATCAATTCGTCGACTACTTATATCAACCGTGGCAAAAAGCGTCCGACTGGATTGCCGATACGATGATCTCGGCCTTTTATGGTTTGCAATCTGTGTGGGCTGATGTGGTCTTTCAGTTCGGCAACCTTTGGGACAAACTCACTTACGATATGACGAGTGCCTGGGATACCTTCGTCAGCTACGCCGAAGAAATCTGGCAAGGTTTTTCAAGCTTCTTTCAGCAGCTCTGGGCCGATGTTGTCGCAGTCGTCGACCGAGAAGCATCGAATAAGCTGACGCGAAGCATTACCGATCAAAAAACGGATCACGAAAACAAGCGTGGCGAACGCGAAAAAGCTCGCCAAGCGAAAGCCGATCAGAACGCAGCCAACTTTGGCCAAGAAGTTTTAAAGAATCAGCAAGCGATGGACGCCAAGAAGGCCGCGATCGATAAGAATCGAATCGGCATGCAACAAACAATCGCCAGCCAACACGGACTTCGCGATAAAGCTGCGGCTGGTCCTGATCCTGAGATCGAAGCCAAGAAGAAAGAGATCGCGGCTAAGAGTCAGGAGCTTACCGCTCTCTCCCAGCGAGCCAAAGACTTACCGCCGATTCCAGGGTTAACCCTTCCAGAAATTAAGGCACCCGAACTTGAGTTGTCGGCTAAAAGCATTTCGAAAGTTTCAGCGACTGGGATATTTTCGGGATTCGCTGTTCGCTCCTTGGGTGGCGACGTTGGCGGTGGTTCGCCCGCCGAACGGACTGCTCGAGCGACTGAAAAAACGGCCAAGAACACTGACGCGATCCGAAAGCAGGGAGCCGAGTTCACCACATGACCACGACCGTCATCGAAAGCTACGAATCGCAAGAGATCAGCCGCAACTATGACGAAGCGGTTCTAGAGCTTAAAGCTCATATCACCGGTAGTGAAGATACGGCCGTGGTCGAGCAGGACTTTTTTAGTTGGCTCACTACGCATCCGGCGACCGTCGGAGCTGGCCTGAAACAGACGAACGTCAAGCACCTTGGCGGCGGCATCCACGAAGCGACTGCAACCTATGTGGAAACTTCCGCCGAAATCGTTAAGACGGTTCGCTATCGAACGACGGGCCAAACTGCTCGCATCATCCAAGGCTATGGCACGGTATATTCCGCGGCTCTCACCGGTTCACCACCGAATTTTAACGGGCTCGTCGGCGTAACGCGCGACGGAGTAGAAGGGGTCGACGTCCCGATCCCGAGCTTTTCGTTCTCGATCGACTATCGCTTTAGTGCCGTCTCACAAGCATACCTTTATCTATGCCATCAATTGACTGGCTGCGTGAACAATGCACCCTACCTTGGCTTCGCGATCGGCGAGCTACTCTTTAACGGCATCGAAGGCGAAGTCGGTATGACGGCCGGTGGTGCGATTGTCTTATCGTCGTCGCCGATCAGCCTTAATTTCGAAGCTTCACCTAATCTATCGGGACTACAGGTCGGACCGTTTACGATTCCGTTCAAATTTGGCTGGGACTATCTGTGGCCAAGAACGGTCGAAGAAACCAGTAACGATGCCGTCATTCGCAAGACAACCTCTGTGCACATTGATCGCGTTTTACGTTGGGCCGATCTTTCCGCTCTGGGAGTATGAGCCATGCGACAACGCAAGCGGGCTGGCCAGCGACTGAGTCTCTCGGCATCCGATTGGAATGCGATGCTCGAAGCAACCGATATGCTTCTCGGTGGCAAGCAGAATCGTCGCGACAATACTCTTTCGGTTGCACGCGGCAACCAAGATGTTCTCGGCAAGAATACGACCGGTCAAACGCTGCCAGCCTTTTCGATTGTCGGACTAAGCAATACTGTTGCCCCGACACCTTCCGCCAATCTTCTAGAGTGGAAGCAACAGAACCATCAGTTCAACTTAGTCATACCTGCGATTCCCGATCACATTGGCAAATGGGGAGTTTTACAGGAACCGCTTGTTAACAATGCCGTGGGGCGAGTTCGCATCGCGGGAATCGCGATCGCGCATGTAACAGGCGATCCGCCCGACGACGGTTTTTCGTATTTCGTCGAGTGCAGCGACAATGATACCGCGACTCTCGAAATTCAGTATCGCGGGACAGCTCAAGTCCTGTGGAAAGACACCGGCAGCGACGAGGCCATTATCCGGATCGGCAACGCCTGGCGTTCGCATGCGATCCGAGCGACGCTCACAGACGGCAACGACTTCGAAGATGAAACCGCCAGCGATCCGCATACAGGCGGATCGATCATCGGCATCGACGCCATCTGGCACGGCGAGTCGACAGTCGACCTTTACAATCCGATGAAAATCAAATTATGGCAAGGCTGCGATATTTCAGCTCACTGGAACGTTACCGAAGAGCAATGGGAAATCAACGCCGCGACCAGTGACAAGGTCGTACACGGCATCCAGCGGAACGTCACACGATGTCGATTTGAAAAACTAGATGGAGCCGCCGGCTGGAACGATTGGAATCGCAACGCCAATATACCGTTTATTAAGGACGTATTCATGGAAGGGTGCGAACTGGTTTACAAGACCGCATGCAACGACATTATCCCGATTACCACGTTGGACTTCGTAAAATCGGTCAAGGTTGGATCGGGTGCCAACGCGTGCCAGCTTGTTTACACTACCTGCGAAACTTCGTGTGGTGAATGCACCTGGGAAGCAACTGGCACCACTCCACCGTTCACATGGGTCAAGGCAGGCGATTGTTCGGGCGACTGCACTTGCTCGCCGCCACCTAATCCGCCTGAAAGTTTGAATGAAACGGCGACCACCAATTGCTCTGGCGGCACCGGTACTCCGACCGAGCATCCGATTGTGAACATCGATTGGATCACGGGCGTTGCGATCAGCGGTTGCGACTTGACGGTTACGAAACGGTGCAGTAGCCCAGTCATAACAAGTCCGTTGAGTAACTTCGTGGTCTCGGTGGGTGCAAATGCATCGGCATTATATTACCAGCAATGTAACGGAACGATCGTTCCGATTATCGATATGGGGCCATGCCCGACGCCGGTTGTATGTGGAGAATGCCAATGGGAATATCAGCAAGTACCAGGACAAGGCACTGGAATTGGGCAGTGGGTTAAAACCTCTGATTGCTCCAACGAAGTCTGCACTTGTGAAGTGCCGAGCGGAACTCCGTCGATCGGCACGACGGCAACGACGACTTGTTCGGAGCCGCCCGCATAATGGCCCCACGTTTGCAAACCTACGATGGAAAACTACTCTATCTCGATGGCAAGTTGATATACGATGACGGATGTTGCTGCGCCAACTCTTGCGAGAACTGTGCATCATCATTCGAATCAATATGCACGGCGACGCTTAAGACGCCGTTCGGAAATATTGAATTTAAGACCGACTTTCCAACGCAGCCGCGAGTCCGTTGGAATACGGAGATTCGAAGCGGTGCCTGCTGGAAGGTCTACGAAGAGACACTCTATCAACATGGCTGCATCGGGAACTGTGAAGAATCATTCACACCCGATGCGCCGGATACGATTCTGATTTGTGATTTTGCGTATGAGCCGCCCGCCGATCCAGATGAGGACTGTCCGAGCTGTCCCTATTGCCCAGATCCGCCAGAAACCGGATTTATCGGCACAAAAACGTCCGAGTACTTCGGCCAGATGGCTCACGTCTTTCGACAGTTAGCTTCGTTTGGTGTGCTTCGCGTGCAGTATGAATATAACTGCGATACGCAAATCCTGTATCGCAAATTGTATTTCGAATACATCTATTCGCAGGACCTTTCCGGTTATTTTCGAGGCGACCTAATCTATCGAATCGACGTCGACTACCCAAACGAGTCGCCGCCTTGTGTCATACACACCGAAGAGATTCTCACCGTATTCAATAAGCATTTCGACGGCTGCGACTACTATCCTTTGATGCCCAATCGCCCTGGTCATCCCGTGGCAGTGGATCAAGAAACTTGGCAAGGCGTCGGTTCGATTCAAGGCGGACTGGACTATGGCATCTGCGGCAAGGTTGTGTATGCCGAAGATTGGACAGTCGTTTCCACGCCACCCTTTCAGGCCGATAGTAACTTAACGCCGAAAGTGACAGACATCCCACCTGATTTTATGGGGATTCATGACTGCGATGTTGTAATCGGTGAAAACCAGGCAATTCCCGTCGAGTACAAATGCGATGCTGATCATCGGCGTGCATTTATCGATTACGTGGCACCAGAGGAATTCAACTGTTGGGAATGCGGACCACCCGAAATTCCCTTTAAGCTAATCGACGGCGGTTGCCCTTATCCGCCTGAGGGCGTGATCTTCGTACTGGACGAACCCGTCCCCACCCAACCAGCCGACTTGGAAGACGAGCCCGATTTTACGCCGAACAGTTTTCTGCACGAGCTATCATTTACAACCAAGCCATACGCCGAGGACTGTCCTTTGCCATGAGCCACGATCATTGCCAGGGTCATTCGCAGTATAAGCAGGCCTGTTTCGCATGCCAGCGGATCAAGCAGATCCGAGAAGAAACACGATTCGCCAACCGACATCTTGGCCTGCCGGATAATTCTCAGCATTCATCCACGTTGGCCGTTACGCCGCCATCGAAGCCCGAGCAACGTCGAAAGTTAATTCCATGCCTCCATCGCGGCGACTACGTTGGCGAACTAGGCTGTTCCTGTGACGGTACCCGAGAAACCTATCGCTGCACAAAACTCGAACGCCCTGGACATCCTGGTGAAAAAGCCTTTTGCATTCAGGTTCTGACCAGCGAACCCTATTCGAGAATCGTCGCTCCGAAAACAAAGCAGCCCATGCATCGAATCAAGAACGGCGAAGTGATCCTTTGCAGGGAAATGCACACTGTGACCGTGAACGGCAGCGAGCAAATAATGGGCTGTCCAATGTACAACCCGATTGAAAGTTGA